CAAAACAGCACGTCTTGTTATATCGACAACTTTAGTTTTATTCCAAATTGTGGTGGGAAATTTTTTAAAATACATTTACTGTTGTCCTATGTTGGGATGGTGCCTGTGTCGACTGCATTGGCACCGCTTGTACCGGCACTAGAGCTTGCAGTTGGTTTCGCTACGTTACTGCCTTCAACCGTATCGCCGGGAGCAGCTGCATTAGCGTTACGATCTTCGTCTGTTTCACCTGTAGACCCTTGAGGAAGATCGCTTTGCGAAAAGTCAGTTCGTGTACGAATTGTGCTTTCTGATACATTCATAGAGCAACGAGTCATAACAGGTGTGCCGCCTCTATTCAATTCAACGTTACCTGTTGGTGTATAGTCAACGTTAAACTGATTGACCATCATTAAGTGTTTAGGTCTAAAGACAAGATTAAACGTGCCTCCTACACCAACCAATTCGATTTCCATTAGTGATGGATACTTTAACAATCCTCGGTTAACAGATGTGAGACCTGTATCTGAACCTAATGGGCTTGCGTAATCTGGATGGATGTGAAATTGTATTCTTCGAATGATCTCGTCCAACTCTTGTTGTTCGGTTTGACTCTTAGGAGCAAACTGCCATTCAAAGTTATGAATTTTTAAGTCAACGCCATCAAACACTAATGTTGCTTGTGGGTTAACTGCTGTGCCTACTGAAGCAGACAAACCTTGTTCGAGTGTTGGAGCAAGTCCTCCTACGCCAGCTCGTAATAAATACAAGCCTGCATTTCCGACAGGTTTAACCATGCCAGAAATAACTTCACCCATTCCCGTGAAGTCGAAACTAGAAGCGGCTGAACCAAACGATTCACCTGCTCCGGCAATCTTACCCACAGCATCTTTTATAGAACGACCAAATTGTCCTACAGACGCATTGCCTGTAGCGAGGTCGCTTGCGATGCCACCAATTACTCCGATTTGTTTTCCGCCAACTTCTAATCTAGATGAGTCAACAACTGATGCAGGCATTGGGAATTGAATGGATGCTTTTAATTTTTTTGTGTTTCTGAATCCACGAGCAGCACTGTAGTCATAATCATAGAACTTCATCCGCATAAAAACGTCACCCAAATCCTCTGGATACGAATGTTGTGCTACGTTTTGTTCTGCTTTTCCAGCAGCATTTGCCTGTTCGACTGTTCCGGACATGTTTGTTCTAACCTTTATAAATAAAATAGTAAGTGACACTTTTATTTATATGAGGTTCCATGAGGTATCAAGGAAAATACAAGCCAAGAAAACCCGAGAAGTATATGGGAGATCCAACGAATATCATTTACAGATCTTCTTGGGAATTAAAGCTAATGTCTTATTTAGACCAACATAAAGATGTGTTGCGTTGGAGTAGTGAGGAATTTTTCATTCCGTATAGAAGTCCTCTTGATAATAAACCTCATAGATACTTCCCAGATTTCTATGTAGAACAAATAAATAAAGATAAGAAGAAGGAAAAGATTTTAATCGAGGTCAAACCCAAATATCAAACTGTACCACCAGATCCTGCGAAGAAGAACACACCAAAGGGGAAGTTAAGTCGTACATATATCAATGAGGTAAAGACCTGGGGCATAAATCAAGCAAAGTGGAAAGCTGCTGAAGAATATTGTAAAGATCGTGGTTGGCGTTTCCAGATAATGCACGAAGACCACTTAGGGGTAAAATAAATGGAAAACAAGTATAACGTAAAATTAATTAAAGTGGTTGATGGCGACACAGTTGATGTTGACATTGACCTCGGGTTTGGAATAACCCTAACAGATGAACGTGTCCGTATTATGGGCATCGATACGCCAGAGTCTAGAACCCGTGATAAGGTTGAGAAGTTATTTGGCAAAGCTGCTTCAACACGATTGAAAGAGCTATTAGAAAAAGATGCTGTCCTTATTACGACTGAAGATCGTAAAGGCGAAGATATGAAAGGCAAGTTTGGTCGTGTCTTAGGTGACTTCGAAGCGGCAGATGGCAGACGTGTAACCGACATTATGATTGAAGAAGGTCATTGTGTTGCATACTTTGGCGGAGCTAAAGACGAGATCGCAATGAAACATTTGGCTAACAGAACTAAATTACTGCGTGAAGGTGTGGTTACTCAAGAAGATTATGATGCAGCAGTGGAAAAGATGAAGTAATATGGCAACTCTATTTGACGAAATTTTAACAAAAGGTGTACGTGCTGGACAGATTCCGGCACGTGAGCAAAAAGCACGTGACTGGTATCGAGACACTGCTTCGCAATACAGACGGTTAAATGAACGTCAATTTATGAGAGACACAGAACGTCTTACACAGCGACCCCTTATCGGTTCGATGTATATGTATTACTATGATGCAAAACATAAAGACACATTGCCATACTACGATAGGTTTCCATTGATATTTCCTATTAGAAAAGTCAAGGGTGGGTTCTATGGATTGAACATGCACTACTTACCTTTGATGTACCGTGCCCAGTTGATGGACGCATTATACGATGTTGCTAACAATAGAAAGTATGATGAGACAACACGATTAAAGTTGTCTTACGAAATATTAGAAAAAGCATCTAAGTTTAGATTCTTTAGACCTTGTGTCAAGAGATATTTAACGTCACAAATGAGATCAAGATTTTTATATGTGTATCCTTCTGAATGGGATATTGCATTATTCTTGCCATTAGAGAGATTCGTAGGTGCTAGAAAGACAACCGTATTTGCCGATAGCAGAAAAGCAATCAGGAGCGCACAATAATGGCATTCAGTTTATCAGAATTTAATGGACAGATAGCAAAGAGAGGTCTTGCTAAGAACAACCTCTTTTTGACAACAATAACTCTCCCAGGACAATTGGGACGAGAGGCACAAGAATATATCGGAACAAATGAGATACCATTCTATTGCCGTTCTGTTGCGCTTCCAGAAATGGATTTAGGACTACAAGAAGTTCGTCATCAAGGATATGGCATGGCACACAAGCGTGCTGTTGGAATGTCATACACGCCAATCAATATGGTGTTTATGGTTGATGCTGATTTTGGTATGAAGAAATTATTCCATCGTTGGAATCAATGGATCTTTAATCACGGCAATGGCGACTCTGCTCAAACAGTTGTTGATAAAAAGAAAATGTATCATCATAACTTTCACCAGGATTATGCAGGTGTCGTAGAAATTAAAGTGTACTCTTGGAATCAGGAGAACATTTCATATACATATAAACTGAATGGTGCCTTCCCTGTACAGATGGGTGGCATTAATGTTGCCTGGGAGAATGGCGCAGAAGTTATGACAATGACTGTCAATATGGCATACGACTCTTTAACAGTCGATGGCGCAAAAGGTGGTGAGGTTACAGGCCTTGCTAAAGACGGAAACGGTTTATTAAGTTTCCTATCTTCGTTGAATACGATTGGGCAAGCAATCAATCAAATTAAAAAGCCTAGAAACATCCAAGACCTAATCACACAAACGAATAGTGTAGGAACAATTTTAAACAACTTGCCAGGCCAGAATTAATTATATTATAGGAGTATATTATGCCTTTACCAAAGCTAGATCAACCGATCTTCTCATGCGAATTGCCGTCAACAGGAGAGAAAGTCAAATACAGACCCTTTACTGTTAAGGAAGAAAAGATTCTATTGATTGCTCAAGAGTCGAAAGACCCAGATCAAATCATGGATTCAATTACACAGATTATTACGAATTGTGTTTTAAGTGATAAGCCCGCAGATGATTATCCGATGTTCGATATTGAATTTCTGATAATGAACATTCGTGCTAAGTCAGTTAACAACATGGTTAAATTTAATGTCACAGATCCTGAGTTTGAAGAACAAGTAGAACTCGAATTTGACATTGACAATATTACACTTCTCAGAAGTGACGCTCACACAGATGAAATTGATGCTGGGGGCGATGTAAAACTAATTATGAAATATCCTTCGATAAGTCAATTGAAAGAGATGATTGGAACTCTACAGAATAATGCAACAGATAGCGATATGCTAAACGTGATGTTGCAGTGTATTGATACTGTCGTTGTAGGAGAAGATGAAGTACATAAACTATCTGAATACTCAGAACAAGAAGTGATTGACTTCTTAGAGAACATGAGTGCACCGACAGTTAATCAAATTAAAGAGTTTTTTGAAACCATGCCTCGATTGAGACATGAGTGCCCTTATACAATTCAAGGGAAAGAAAAGACATTTGTCATTGAGGGGCTAGAAACTTTTTTTATATAATGCTGAGTCATACCAATCTCGCAAATTACTATAAGACAGTTTTTGCGTTGACCCAGCATCATAAATATCAAATATCTGAAGTTGAAAATATTATGCCTTATGAACGTGACTTATATGTTGACTTGTTATTAGAACACTTAGAAGAACAAAAAGCAAAACAACAGGGGTAAACCAATGGCAGAAGAAGAAAAGAAAATGGCTTTCCATGAAGCAGACGTAAACGGTGATGGGAAAGTAGATGACGATGAAAAAGCGATGTACCTTGAATTTAAGCGTAAGGCATTAGAAGATCAAGATGCTCAACGTGACGCTATGCGTAATATGACATGGTTCGCTTTGTTTGGTATGTTATTATATCCTTTTGCGATTGTACTAACATCGTTCCTAGGATTAGAGCAAGCGGCTAACATTGTTGGTGATATTGCACCTACATACTTTGTTGCTATCTCAGCACTGGTTGCAGCGTTCTTTGGTGCAGACGCAATTCGCAAAAAATAAGGCATAAGTAAATGGCAGAATTAACTATTGATTGGACTCCGTTAATCGACCGCATGAAAGCGGAAGGTAAACTAACACGTAATACAGGTACTAATTCAATCAAATCTGTGAAAGATGGCATCGCTGATATGAGCGGTGCTTTACAATCTATTAGCAGATCTTTAGTTATGCAGAGTAGTTTCCTGGAATCTGCCTATAACATTAATGCTGATATGTACGAACTCGAAAGAGAGCGAGCAAGAGATGCAGCACGTCTTGCTCGCCTTGACGGCCCCGCCGAACCAGCAGCACCCGAACCTCAGGAATCTGGATCAGATACTACTACTGACGATGATAGTCGAACAGACAAAGGGAAGAGTGCAGGATTATTAAGCACTTTATTTTCTGCTTCAGCATTTAAGAAAGCAGCAATTGTTGGCATTGCCGGACCTTTCATTTACGGATTCTTAAAAGGTTCAATCGACTCGTTGACAGGCGGAAAGTTTTCTGAGTTTGAAAAAATCGTTATCACCAAACTGCCTGACTTATTCGAGTCAATCAAAACATCTATAGCACTCATCTATAATAACATAAAAGACTTTCTTGAAACAGGTGATATTGAAGACCTGTTAAAAGATAAAGAAGGCAAACCAATCATTGATTTAAAGAAATTGGAAACTGCAGCGTATAAGTATGCTCCATATGCCATAGGTTATCTGCTAGGCGGACCTTTAGGATTGATAGGCGTTGCTGTTAGTGATGCACTCGTTAATGCACTCGAGGACATAACAGGCATAAATTTAGACGACCACATTTCGCCTCAGGCACAAGCAGCGTTAATATCAATGACCGGATTAGCATTAGGTGCTTCAATGACAAGTCCTATTGTTGGGGGTGCAATCCGTGGTGCATTTGTAGCTCTATTTACAACTCCATATGGGTTAGCGGCTCTTGCTGTAACTGCAGGTGTAGTGGCGTTATTTGCACTATTGAAGAACGGCAGAAAGCGTGTCGAGAATCTTAATGCAGAAGTTCAAACAATGTTAACCGAACATGAAGCAGCAATTGCCAGTGGTGATATGGAGTTAGCCGGGCAAATCGAACAAAAAATGATGAACGAGATTAGAAGAACAAATCAACTTGCACCTCAAACAAGCGAAGGAAAAGAAGCAAACCTTCAAGCTAGATCATCTGTCGGATCCGGAGCTTTACAAAGACAACTTGAAGGTGGATTAATAACATCTTTTGGTGACGATAATGATGCTCGTAATGCCAGAAAAATAGCCCTTAGTCAATATGCATCAGGAATACTAACTGATATAACTCCAGAGCAACGAACTCAGATGCTTAAAAACATTGCTGCTTTGCTTCCAGATCATATGAGAAGAGACATTGCAAATTTTGACCCGAACAATGAAATCTCGGCAGAGATCCAAGCGAGTAATTTGCTCAGTCAATTAGGTGTACGTAATACGGATGGCACGTCTATTGCTGAAGACCTTGGTGGTTACCTGAATACAATTTTATCAGAAAGAATCGCAGCCATTGGCGAAGATGATTTCTTGGCAAATATCGATATACCTAGTACAAATAAAATTGCAGATTATCTTAGAATGGTAGAAGAAGGCTTTGACCCATCAAGTGCAAATAGAGGTTCTAGAAGAAAGTTTAATCAAGGTGAAAGGGCTTATGAAAATTATATGAGAGACTTCGGCGACTTCTATAATACTGATGGGACACTCAAAACAGATATTATCGGTGCGTTGACTGACGAGTTAAAACAGCTTGCTGCTGAAAGAGGCTTCTTAGTTAACAATGGTGGTAATACATTCGTAGGCGGTTCATCGTCTAATCAAAGTTCAATTCAATACAACTTTAGTACTTCAGGCCTTCCTGCTCAATCATTGGCCAACGGTGCACACCAATAAAAAAATAGCGGGGCTATGACAACCCCGCTATTCCCGAACCTCAATTCGATGATTTAATTAATCATCATTCGCCAGACTCTTAAAGAAGTCAAGCGTATCATCCTCATTATCATCTGAATAGCGAGATTCTAGCGGTGACGCTGCCTCTGGTTGGGCTGCGGGAGCTGCCTCCTTAAACTTCGGTTGGAAGTTCATCTCCGCCACATCGTCCTCGGCAGTATTTGTGGGTGCGTGAGCACTGCCATCAAGAGCAAGAACTTTATAAAGCTTAGCTTTCAGTTCGTCATAAGTCTTGAAGTTTTTAGGCTCGATGAGCTCTTTTAGAGAATGCTGTGTTTCCCACAGCGCCTCTAAGTCATCGTCAGACACTGGAGCACCTGATGAATCCGCTAAGGGACTCGGTGCAGAGAAATCTGACTTATCGTAATTTCGATAACCTTCAACGTTACGTGCCTTCAGGTTGAAGTTTGCACCTTCCCAAAAATCAAATGGGTTGATGGGCGCTTCATCCGGAAACTGCGGATTCATAACGTCATTCAGTTTGTCGAAAATTTTCTTACCAAACTTGAACTTAAACACTTTGCCTTCGTTCTGTGGATTGGTAGGATCTTTAACTACATAGACATTCGCTGTGTAGCTTAAGCGTCTTTTCTGCTTACGTGCAATATCCTTATCAGACTCTACGCCTGAGTTCCAGAGCTTGCTGTTGTATTCAGAAACCGGATCGTCTTGACCCATTGTGGTCAAAGAGTTCTCGATGTACCAACCGCCTGGACCTTGAAACCCGTGGTCCCAGATTCTGACGAAAGGCATGTCTTCACCCTTTGGTGCAGGAAGAAAACGAAGTACGGCATACCCGTTACCGGCCTTATCGACCTCGAGTTTCCACATGTCGTCTTGTTCGGAATTATTGCCACCTGATGTATTCATCTTTTGAAGCTGAGAATTCAACTTGTCGAATGAAGATGTACGTGACTTTTTTAGTGATGCGAAAGATGTGCTCATATTATTTCTCCTTAGTATGTGCGTTATGTGCGATGTATAGTTTGTATATTACAGTATATTTTCGTATTTGTCAACCAATATTTCCTTATATTTTTCAGAATCATAACCTGAAATGAAAGGACGATATTTGTTCACTACTTTATTTATATCAGGATACACGATGTTATCTGTAATTTTCTTATCCCAATATTTGAAACACCCGAGTAAGTCATCTAAGATAACTAATGTTTCCATGCCTACCCGATGTTGCAAGTAGGCTTTAAGAACGTGAGGATGTTGTCCATTAGACACTTTGAACTCGGTATCAAAGTCATCGTCAAGTTCCGCAAGGTCTGATTTAAATGAATATCTCAGAGCCTGTTGGCGTGCAACCCAATCAGTATAGATTGACTCACACTTTTCGCTGTCTGCAATTTCACCAACCCATACCTTTGGATTGACGACCAGATTAGCGAGAATCTTCCCTCTAGCATTTTCATGCTTTGTTAATTTGTAAAAGAAAAACTTGTCTTTGCGTGTCTCGAAACTTGTCGATTTCAAACGCATCTTGCCGTTGTATTTAAAGAAGTCGTAATCTGTAGTAAAGTGTTGCTTGATGGCAACATAGTACGTGTATAGATCAAAAGCGTCTCGAGTATCATACATTAAATAGGCAACCTTACTTGTTTTTCGACTAGGTTTAGCTCTTCTGCTTCCTCGTAAATCTTTGCCTTAAGAATAGGACTACGTCTAATAATCTCGCCTGCAACTTCAATTTCAAGAGAGTTCTTTTCGCAATACTCTACTATAGCATCAATATAAGGAATACCAGCTGCTATCATATCAGAGATTTCATTCATAATCTTCTCTGAGTTTAGTTGGGATTCTATTTTATTCATTTAATAATTTAATTCCTAAGGCCCAGTTCTCAGCGGCATCTTCTGCCCATGATTGAGATTTACCTGGGTGAGGTTCTGTTTTGAGAAGTTCACCACGGGAGTCAAAGTATTCAATGACGTATCCATCCTCACCTTTGATAATGTCTGCTCTTGCCCTACCGCCATTGTCTTCTTTATAGATTGTTGTAATGTACATATCAGTCGTCCTTTACATCATCAAACGTGATAGAAATGTTTGATGTATCGTACACAGTATTAGAAGTGAG